GTTTAGTAGAGGCATATTCTTTTTTAAAAGGTCCAACTGATATGTTGACATTATACGAGCAAAAGTATAAAACTGAACTACAAAAGTTTGCAGCGATGCAACTTGGAAGAAGAAGACGAGACGATTACACGGATGGAACAATAAGATTACCAATCGAGTCACCGCCTCAGTAAACTAGGAGATAAAATATTATGGCAATAGCATCAGCAATATGTAACAGTTTCAAACAAGAAATTTTAGTTGGTACACACAACTTTACCGCATCGTCTGGAAATGATTTTAAGCTAGCAATGTATACAAGTTCAGCATCTATGGGTGCAAGTACAACAGCTTACAGTTCATCAAACGAAATTTCAAATTCATCTGGATCAGCTTATTCAGCAGGTGGAAAAGCAATTACAAGTGTTACACCTGTTTTAGATGGTTCAACTGCAGTTTGTGATTTTGCAGACGTATCTTGGACATCAGCTTCATTTACAGCAAATGGATGTTTAATATATAACGATACACAATCAGACAAAGCAGTTTGTGTTGTGGCATTTGGTGGAGACAAAACTGTATCAAGCGGAACATTTACAATTCAATTTCCTGCAGCAGCAGCATCAACAGCTATAGTTAGAATAGCATAAGGAGGTAATTCCTTATGGCATCTATCTGGGGTGGTGATAGTCCTTCAGTAGCATGGAATGAAAATTCCTGGGCCTCTAACGTAGCTACAGTTACTTTATCCGGTCAGTTAGCAACAACATCAGTAGGAACACCTGAAGCTTTTCCAGAATCAGGATGGAGTTCTGACTCATGGGGTGTTGAAAACTGGGGCGAAAGTGGTAATGATGTTTTCCTTACTGCACCTACCGGTTTAACAGCTTCACTAGGAACTTTAGATTATGCCGCATCCACTGATGGTTGGAGTAGACGAACATGGGGAAATTTAGGTTGGGGTGTTGATTACTCTGTTTCATTAACAGGATTGGGATTAACTTGTTCAGTAGGAGAAGCAGGAGTTCAATTTCTTGTTCCACTTACTGCACCTACAGGTTTAACATCTTCACTAGGAACACCAGACCCACAAATAGTACAATCACTTACCGCACCTACAGGTTTAACATCTTCACTAGGAACATTAACAGAAGTTGGAACTCAAGCTGGTTGGGGTAGAGATGATTGGGGTCAAGAGCCGTGGGGCCAAAGTTTTGAACCTGTTATTACTTTAACAGGATTGGGATTAACTTCTTCTATTGGAGAAGTATCAGCATTTCCTGAACAAGGTTGGGGTAGAGATGCTTGGGGTGATGAAAACTGGGGTGAATCAGCATTTACAGTTGTTGTTGATGTAGAATCCAGTGGAGTAGCAACATCAGCTGTTGGTTCTATATCTTTATCCGACATGGATATTGGATTAACAGGATTAGGTTCTACTTCATCAATAGGCTCTGTAGGTTTAGCATTTGGTGCAAGCACAGAACCACTATCAGGAGTAAACGCAACCTCTTCTGTTGGATCTATTCTTACAGAAATAGGAGTTCCTTTAACTGCACCATCAGGATTAACTTCTTCAGTAGGATCAATCTTACCAGCAGATGTAGTTGGTATATCAGGATTAGGTGCTACTGTATCAGTGGGTGAAGTAGCAATAGTAAATATTGAATTAGTAAATCTAACAGGAATAGGGGCTACTTCAACAGTAGGATCAATTTCGTTAGACCAGATGACAATTGGATTAACTGCTCCTAGCTCTTTAACAGCAAGTGTAGGGGCGATAGCACCAGCAGATGTTATGGGATTAACTGGTCAATCTGCAATTGTTTCATTAGGTGAACTTTCTCCTTTATATACTAGAGATTTAAGTTATAATACTAGTGCGTCTTATTCAGCTAAGACATACAACACAAGTGCCTCTTATACTGAAAAAAATCATGCGGGATAAATAGGTTGACTTGCTATTAAATTAACAATATAAATATAATAATTAGGAGAACAAAATTATGGCATCTACTTATACACCTCTCGGCGTAGAATTAATGGCTACTGGTGAAAACGCCGGTACTTGGGGAACAAAAACAAATACGAATTTACAAATTATCGAGCAAATCTCTGGTGGTTATAAAGTACAAACTTTAAATACTTCTGGCGCAGGAGCAAATACTACAACTTTATCTGAATCAGATGGTTCAACAGGAGCTACTGTCGCAACAAGAGTAATTATTTTTGGTGCAGTCTCTCCTGAAACAATATCTGGAAATAAAATTGTAACTTTTCCAGTTACTACAGAAAATTTTTATCTTATTAAAAACAGCACATCTGGTTCATACACAGTACAATTAAAAGCAGCTTCAGGTTCAGGTGCAACAGTTACTTGGGCAACTGATGATAAAGGTTGGAAGCTAGTTTATTTTGATGGTGTAGCAACAAACACTGGTGTTTATGATATTGGAATGGGTGATGTCACAACAACTGGAACACAAACTTTAACAAATAAAACTTTAACATCTCCTAAAATTGGTACTTCAATTTTAGATACTAGTGGAAACGAATTATTTTTATTAACAGCTACAGGTTCTGCAATTAATGAAGTTACATTAGCAAACGCAGCGGCTGGAAACGATCCAAGTTTCTCAGCAACTGGTGGCGACACTAACATTGGTATGGAACTTAAAACAAAAGGTTCTGGTGTAATTAAAGCTGAAGATAGCGGTGGAACTGTTTCTGCTGTTAAAATAGCAGGTAAAGAAACTATATGGATTCCAGCAGCAGCCATGTATGCGGCAACAACCAATGGAGCTGACGGAGAACAAGTAGAAACAACAGCTACAAGACCAGATATGAAAGTATTTGATTTTGATGCTAGTACAAAACAATACACACAATTTACAATAGCCATGCCAAAATCATGGAATGAAGGTACTTTAACTTACCAAGTTTATTGGGCACCTAGCACAACTAATACAGGCAACTGTATATTTGGTTTACAAGGTGTTGCATGTGCAGATGGTGATACTATTGATGTTGCATATGGAACAGCAATAGAACTTACAGATGCAGGTATAGGAACAGTTGAAGACCAACAAGTTACATCTGAAAGTAGTGCAATGACAGTTGCGGGATCTCCTGCGGCTGGAGAACAAAGTTATTTTCAATTATATAGAGATGCAGCAGATGGTAGTGATTCATTTACCGGTGAAGCTAGAGTTCTAGGTATTAAATTATTCTTTACTACTGACGCCGCTAACGACGTATAACGACGTATAAGGAGTATAGAATATGAAACATAGAGATAAAGAGTTTCAACCTCTAACAGTTGGAAAAAATACATCAAATATATCTAATCGTAAATCTAAATCTTTTGGTTATCAGGTCTTAGGGTTTGGTTCGGGTGGAGTACCTGATCTTTTTCTAGACGCTACTGGAGGATCAATTACGGAAAGTGGATCTTATAAAATTCATACATTTACATCAGGAGGTTCTTTTGTTGTTACTCAACAAGCAACTGACCCAGCTAACGACGTAGTAGATTATCTTTTAGCTGCTGGAGGAGGCGGAGGCGGAAGCCAAGGCGGACAATTCTCTGGAGGCGGAGGAGGAGGTGGATGTACAACCTCAACAGGTCATAGTGTTTCTGCATCATCTTATAGTGTTTCTATAGGAAGCGGAGCTGGAGGAAATGGACAAGGTGGTTCTTCTTCTGTATTTGGTTCAACAGGAAACGGCGGTGGCACTGGAGGTAACCAAGACCAAGGTGGCGGATCAGGTGGATCTGGCGGCGGAGGCGGAGAAGGAAATGGAAACTCGGGTGGTGGTGGACAAGGTGGCTACGGAAATTCGGGTGGACAAGGCGGCAGCGGCTGGTCATGGGCAGGTGGTGGCGGCGGTAAAAATGCTGCTGGATCAACTAACTCAAATGGTGGTACTGCATTAACTTCTTCAATTGACGGTAGTTCTAAAACTTATTCTGGAGGTGGCGGAGGCTGCAGACAAGGTGGACAAGGATCACAACAAACATCAAATTACGGAGGAGGCGGCGGAGGCCGTTCAAACAAATCTGGTGGAAATGGTGTTGTTATTATTAAATATCAATTTGCAAAACTTTAATCATGCTTATTAAATTTACTCAAATTAATGATTCAAACGAAGTAGTAAATATTACTGTATGGGAAGATGAGATTTTAGGATCTCCTGCTTCTGAAGAAAATGGTAAAAATTTTATATCTACAGCTACAGGAATTCCTGCAGATAAGTTAGTTCAAACATTTGAGGATGGAACTAGAAAACGATTAGCTGGAGTAGGATATACTTGGGATCCTATTAATAATGTTTTTATAGAGCCAAAATCTTTTGCATCTTGGACTTTAGATGGTAATTATGATTGGCAACCTCCTGTGGCAAATCCAAATACTGAAGGTTATTTAACAAGATGGAACGAAACTGAAGGTACTTGGGACGGTTTAAAAACATCAGATAATTCTACTTGGAAATGGAATACAAGCACTAATTCTTGGGATTCTGTTTAAGGTTTACTTATCCTACAAAATAACCTATATACATAGGTATGTCTAAACTAACTATAAAAGTTTTAGAACCTATAAAACATCCACGATCTCCTTTTGCTTTTTTCTTTAGATTCTTTATTGGTAAGAAGCTTTTAAATTTAAAGTCACACAATATTGATCAAAATTTTGAATTTCAATTAAGAATGGCTTTTACTGATTATTGTAATGAAATACAACTTGTACCTGAAACTTGTTATTACATAATTTCAGATAAACCTTTTATTGAAGAAAGAGGACGATGGTCTTATTTGAAAGGAGTTATAAATTTAGACTCTAAAGGAATCACTACTTTAAAAGTACCTTTTAAATACGACGGTAGAGATTTTGCAATAGATTATAAAAATAAAAAAAATCAACTTATTATTGCAGAGGAAAATTTAATTTTAAATACTACAGGTAACAATAAATTCTTTGTTCTTTACTATCATAAAAATCCTAAATCTAGAGAAGGAAAATTACTTATTGATTTAACTTCTGGTAACTAATGAAACAAACTTTATTTGAAATACCTGTTTTCAAAGTAGCTTGTAAGAATTGGAAAGCAAGAAAAAAGAAACTTAAAGCTATTACAAAAAATCAAGAATTATCAAGAAAAGATTATAATACTTTTCGTACCTCAAGAGGAGATTGTTTAACAAGGAGCGGTATTAATGAAAATTTTGCAGATACTTTTACTAATCTTTTTCAAAAAGAGTTTCAATTATTTGGCCAAATGTTTGATTATAAAAAACTTAAAATTAAAGATATTTGGACAGTAGCTTACGAAGAAAACGATTATCAAGTTCCTCATCAACACGGAATGATGCATTGGTCAGGTATACTGTATTATGACTATGACGTAAAACAACCTTCAACAGTATTCATACAACCTTGGCATAGTTTTAATACAGGGCATACAACTTTAAGATCGTTAGAAACAAATGAAGGAGATATGGTTTTCTTTCCTAGTTTTCTATTGCATTTTTGTCCAAATAATCCCTTAAAAAAGATAAGATCAATTATATCTTGGGATCTTGAATGTAATTAATTATTTGTAAGTATAAACAGCAACTACTCGCCTGTCTTTTTTAGGCGAAGTTCCAATGTGCCAACATTTAGAAAAACTTACCGCTCTATAAGCTTTAGGTTTTATTGTTATTGTTACAGTCTTTTTATCATCTTTTAAAAGAAGGGTTTTACCATCTTCAACATCGTTTAGATAAATTAATAAATGATTATAATCAAAGTTATGATCTGTATGTGGTAAGGATTTATTTTTACTTGGAAAATTAGAATTTAAACAACATCTAAATATCTGCGAATATCTAATATTATGTTTTTTGCAAAACTTATTAAATAAGTCTATAAAAAATTTAGTATGGGTAGAAGTTTCTCCACCACCTAATGCTATTCTTTGAATAAGAATATGAGAATAAAACCAGTAGTTATCTCCTTTAACTGCTTCTGAATTATAATACCAAGGTAATGAGGGTGCTAAGATACGGTCTTTAATATATTTTTTATCTTTAGAAGAAAGCAAAGAATCATCTTGAATAACTTTCATTAGCCATGTCTTTTCATTGTAGGAATAGGAAATTTTTGTACACCTTGTATATTATTAAAAAAAGTTATTAAAGTAAGTCTAGGTTCTTTGTTATTAGCTTCAAGAAAGTTTTCAACACCGTGAATTTGAGAACCATCAAATACTAATAATCTATTGTATAAAGAATCTACATCTACTGTCTTTTCAAAACCTTCATTTACAGTGTCTCTAGCATCAAAGTATTCTTTGGTGTATTTCTTTTTAGCTCCATAATATTTTTCTTTAATAGCGTTATTTTTATGAAATTCTAAATTATCAAAAGGAAATTGCATGAATTTTCTTTTATAAAAACACGTTCCACATCCTCTATGTTTTGACATATAGATAATAGCTGTGAATTCAAATTCATTATCAGAATGTATCCAACCTCTACCTTGGTTATTATTAGAACCTATTTTTTGAAAAGATTGATATGCTGTAAAAGTCATACCTTTGTCACTAGGTTTATTATGAAAGAGAGTACTTATAATTTTATTTGTACTCCACTTAAAAAAATCAGGGTGGATTTTATGTAAAGCAGGTGTCCTTAATCCAGGATAAACTTTACTATTTTCTGAATAAGGAAGTTGTAAAGCAAAGTCCCTAATTTCATCAGGGTCAGTAAAGAAATTATCTATAATTAAAGTTGGATATATCATATTTTTTTAAAAATTATATTTAAATTGAACCGGACTTTATCGTAAGTTGGCCCTATTCCTTTATGTGTTTTTTTACTTTGAAATATTTTAGCTTCAGATTCTTTGTCATTATATTTTTTATTTTCTATTTCAATGGCTCCATCGGTTGTGTGTAAATTATATAAAATAGAATAGAAATTTTCATCAGTGTGGTCATGATGACTTTCTGTTTTATCGCCAGGAAAATACATATTCCAAAATAGTCTATATAATTCTCCTTTAATTTTTGCTTTACCTATAATCAAATTAAAAATAAAATTACCATAGAAATTTAAAAGAGATTCTAATTCTTCTTTTCCGTTGGAAAAAGTTTCAATGGACCAGCCTAAACTCACTCCTTTTTCAAGATTACCTAATCTGTCTTCTGCTTTATCAAAAGCCCTAAACCATTGATGATTTGCTAAAACTTTCATAATCTCTCTATTAGTAGAGGTAGGTATATCCGTATTTATTTTACAGACAGATGTTTTATAATTCATAATCTTCTATTATTTGTCTCTTTCATTATTTATATAATAATATATAAGGTTTATTGAAGAATTTCAATAGGATTTTATATGCTACAAAAATTAGGTTTTCTACCAGGATTCAATAAACAAGTTACATCAACAGGTGCCGAGTCTCAATGGACAGGTGGTGAGAATGTGCGTTTTAGGTATGGTACACCTGAAAAAATAGGTGGTTGGTCTCAATTAGGGAGTGATAAATTGACAGGTGCGGCTAGAGGTTTGCATCACATGGTTAATAAAGAAGGTATTAAATATTCTCTTATAGGAACTAATAGAATTTTGTATGTATACACCGGAGGAGTGTATTATGATATACACCCTTTAGTTAATTCATCAGGAACAGCAATTACAAGTGCATTCAGCACAACTAATGGATCACCGACCGTTACTATTACATTTTCAACTCCAACTACTTTTCAAGCAGGGGATATTATATTATTTGGAGCTACCAGTACATTTAGTTCAATTACAGGATCAAATTTTGGTGCTTCAGATTTTGCTGATAAAAAATTTATGGTAACAACTGCTCCTAGCTCTACTGTTATTACTATTACAATGCCCGGTACTGAATCAGGAGCCGGTGCTTCAAATTCTGGAGGTATAACTTATTTTCAATATTATCATGTTGGTCCAGCTGAGCAAGTTGGAGTTTACGGCTGGGGTATATCTCAGTTTGGTGGAACTGTATCAAGTCCTCAAACTAATACTTTAGATGGGGCTTTAGGCGACAATGTTTATGGAACTGGAGGATCAGGAACAAATATTGTTTTAGATTCTATTACAGGATTTCCAACAACAGGGACAAATTATATTCAAGTTGGCACAGAAGAAATTTCTTACACAGGAGTTTCAGGAAGCACAACTTTAACAGGAATTACAAGAGCAGTTAGAGGAACAACTAGAGCTGCTCATTCAGATGGTGCAACCGTTACTGACTATAGTAATTATGTTGCATGGGGACAAGCAGCAGCGACCACGGATAAAGTGGCAGAGCCAGGACTATGGTCATTAGATAATTTAGGAAGCACACTTATTGCTTTAATATTTAATGGAGAATGTTTTGAATGGAATTCAGATGCATCTAATGCAACAGCTACACGTGCAACAATTATATCTGGTGCACCAACTGCATCTAGGGATATGATTGTATCCACACCCGATCGTCACTTAGTTTTTTTTGGAACAGAAACAACTATAGGTGATAAAACAACTCAAGATGACATGTTTATTAGATTCTCTTCTCAAGAAGATATTACAGATTATACACCTACAGCAGAAAATAGTGCTGGTACACAAAGACTGGCCGCCGGATCACGGATCATGGGTAGTAAGTTAGGTAGAAATGCAATTTATATTTGGACTGATACATCACTATTTACTATGAGATTTGTTGGTCAACCATTTACATTTGCTTTTGAACAGGTCGGTACTAACTGTGGATTGATTGGTATGAATGCAGCGGTTGAAGTTGATGGTGCTGCGTACTGGATGTCTGATAATGGTTTCTTTAGATACACCGGTAAACTAGAATCTATGGACTGTTTAGTAGAAGATTATGTTTATGATGATCTTAATACAACATCTAACCAATTAGTTTATTGTGGTATTAATAACTTGTTTGGTGAGATTACTTGGTTTTAT